TCGCTGTGGTAAAAGACCCAGAGGATATCTTGCAGTATAAATAACAGGAGGAAAGATGCCTGCAGAAACTCAAACGAAAGTAGAGCCACAATCAGAAGCGGACGCAAAGATGGTTGACCTTCCATCGGAGGGGGATCATGTTGACGTGGAGCTTCCCAAACAAACGGAAAGAAGAATAAATCCTGAACCGGAAGCGGAAGCGGTTGAGACGGAAGTTGTAACAGACTCTCAAACGGCTTCCAGTGAGGAAATGGATGACTACGGGAAAAAGGTTCAATCCCGTATTGACAAGTTAACAAAAAAATTACGTGAATCGGAAAGACGGGAACAGGCTGCCATTGAATTTGCGCAAGGAGTGCAAAATGATGCACAGAAAATGCGCTACAAGGCAAAAAGCCTGGATACTGGTTACATTAATGAGTTCGCTGGACGTGTTGAAGCGGAGACGGCTGAGGCTAAAAAAGCCTTAAAAGCTGCCGTGGAACTGGGTGACAGTGATGCGCAAGTGGATGCACAGCAAAAACTGGCGCGTTTGGCCATTGAGTCGGAGCGTGTCAAGTCAACGCAGGCACAGCGTGAAAGGCTGAAAAAGGAAATGGAGGCACGTGGGGTTAACCCAAATCAGCCTCAAATGCCTAGACAGCCCCAGTACCAGCAAGCACCACCCCCACCACCGCCGCCTGATCCAAAGGCAGAGTCGTGGGCTGAAAAGAATAAATGGTTTGGTGAAGATGAACCAATGACCTTGACATCTTTCTCAATTCATCGTAAACTGATGGAAGAAGGATTTGACCCATCGTCCGATATGTACTATAATGAAATAGACAAACGGATGAAGGATACATTTCCCCATAAGTTTGAACAAGTTTCGCCTACTCAAATGGTTGCCTCTGCTAACAGGGGTGGACCAATTAAAGGGCGCCGTGGCACTGTGAGACTCACACCATCACAAGTAGCTATATCAAAAAAATTAGGTGTGCCACTAAGCGAATATGCGAAATACGTGAAGGAGTAGGCATATGATAATGAAAACAAAAGAAGCAACCAAACTACCATCACGCGAGTCTGAAACCAGAGAGAAAGTTTCTCGAAGGAAACCATGGACTCCACCGTCACAACTAGACGCACCACCTGCACCACCAGGATTTATCCATAGGTGGATTAGGGCCGAATCTGTAGGACAGATGGATCAAAAAAATGTATCCGCTAGACTACGCGAAGGTTGGGAATTTGTCCGAGGGGATGAATATCCTAATACTGAATGGCCTCAAATTGATTCAGGCAAGTATAATGGTGTCATAGCTGTTGGAGGTTTAATGCTAGCGCGAATTCCTAAGGAAACGGTTGAAGAGCGTAAGAACCATTTTGCACAATTAACGCAAGATAAAGACGACGCAATCGCAAACGATCCTTTAAAGGACCAACATCCTAGCATGCCCGTACAAAATGAAAGTCGGGCTTCTCGCGTAACATTTGGTGGCAAGAAACCTAATTAAGTTTCCTCGCACATAAGTTACACAATTTTTACACACCCATAAGGGGTGTGTGATAACATTTACTATGAGGAAAAATCATGGCTAATAAAGACGCGCCATTTGGTTTAAGACCTGTAGGGGAATTGGGAAGTGAAATCCAAAATGGAGGTACTTCAAAGTATCTTATTACTTCCGGTGATGCCCAAGCCATCTATAAAGGTGATTTGGTTAAGCTAGAAGCAACTGGATATATTACTAAAACGGACAACAGTGATGCTGTTGCTTCAATTGGTGTATTCAATGGTTGCTTTTACAACGATCCTACTACTCAAAAACCAACGTGGAAAAATTACTACCCTGGTAGCATTTCGCCTACCGTGGGTGAGATTGAAGCGTTCGTCTATGATGATCCGAATAAACTCTTCTTAATTCAAGGGAATGGTGTTATCGCTCAAAGCAGCGTTGGAAGAAATTCCAATATTGTTTATGCAGCTGGCAGTACCATTAACGGACAATCTAAAACTGAAATGAATTCCACTACTGAAAGTGCTGGAGTAACAGGTCAGTTAAGGATTATCAGAATTTGTGAAGACCCAGATAATAGTGATATTTCTGCTACAGATGCGAACTGGGTAGTTCGTATTAATGAGCACCAATATTATAATAATGGTCTGGGAGTTTAACCTATAGGAGGAATTGAACAATGGTAATTTCAAGAATGCAATTGGTCAAAGAACTCGAACCAGGGTTAAACGCACTGTTCGGGTTAGAGTATGACCGATACGAAAATCAAGCGGCAGAAATTTTCAATACTGAAAGTTCTGACCGTGCATTCGAAGAAGAAGTGATGCTTGGTGGTTTTGCCAATGCAGCTGTAAAACCTGAGGGTCAAGGCGTAAGCTACGACGATGCTCAAGAAACTTACACTGCTAGGTATACCAACGAGACTATTGCTTTGGCTTTTTCATTAACTGAAGAAGCTGTAGAGGACAACCTTTACGATAAATTAAGCACTCGATATACAAAAGCATTGGCACGTTCAATGGCTAACACTAAACAAGTAAAAGGAGCGAATATTCTTAATAGAGCATTCAATTCTTCTTACTTAGGTGGGGATGCAAAGGAGCTTTGCGCTACTGACCACCCAACTCTTAGTGGAGACCAAAAAAACGAATTGTCAACTGCTGCTGACTTGAACGAAACTTCGCTCGAGCAAGCACTTATCGATATTGCTGATATGAAAGACGAAAGAGGATTAAAAATCGCTCTTAGAGGAATGAAAATGCTTATTCCTGTCAATCTACAATTTGTTGCTGAAAGGTTAATGAAATCTGCAGGTAGAGTAGGCACTGCTGATAATGATATCAATGCAATCAAATCAATGGGAATGGTACCTGAAGGGTATACTGTAAATAACTTCCTAACTGATACTGATGCTTGGTTCATTAAAACAGATGCTCCTAATGGACTTAAACACTTCACTAGAGCACCTATTCGAACAGCAATGGAAGGCGACTTCGATACTGGTAATGTTAGATATAAAGCAAGAGAAAGATACAGCTTCGGTTGGTCTGACTGGCGTGGAATATTTGCTTCACCAGGAGCATAAAACAATTAAGGAAGGGCGAAGTAAGTTCGCCCTTCCAATCCTAGTAAAATAGTTATGCAGACTGGCTAGGCAGACGGTATAGAGACAGCATAACAAAAGGTCTATACAACCAAGGAGAAAACATGAGTAACACGACTTTTTCGGGTCCGGTAAAAACGGGTCCAGTAATTAGCGGAGCCACGTCAGGTGGCTATCGCGGTAAAGACTTAACAGACACTAACTGGGTATCAAACTCATTAGCTCGTTATTTTCAAGAACCAACAGCGGCAGATACAGACGGTATTTGTGCTTCTCAAACAACTTCAGCAGCAGCTAATATGAATTTGAATGGAGCTTTAACTGCTACCATTAATGGTAATTCAGTTTATGCACCTTCAGTTTCTGGAACAGCAGGAACTGCTGACGGAGCGTGGGCAAGAAAAATTGGCATTACAAGTGATGGCGATGATTCAGGAATCACATTTACCATCACAGGAACAGATGTTAACGGCAAAGCTTTAAGCGAAACGGTCACAGGACCAAATAGCACAACTGTATATTCTACTAATAGTACAGCCGCTAATTTTAAAACTGTAACTAAAATCGCTACAAGTGCGGCTACCACTGGTAATATTACCATTGGAACAGCGGCTGTGGCAGCGGATGTTTATTGCAGAGCGATAGGAACTATTCCTTACCAATCTACCATTACTGGTATTAAGGTGTGGGTGGCCGAAGCGTTTAATGCTGGAACAGCAGATCCAATGGAAATTGGAAAATCTGATGATCAGGATTATTTAGCAGACATTGCTACTGGCGTTATGCGTGCAGTTACAACTACTGGTAATACTGGTGGAGCTGTAACTGTGGATGCTACACAAAATGCAGTTTGGAAAAGTGTAACTCAATCTGAGACTGGTGCAGACAGCGTTTCTTATAACTCTGATGTACAGGCAGTATTGACTTATACCCCAACTGGAGCATTATCTACAGCTGGGCAAGCATGGATCAAGATTGACTTTATGCAAGGCAAGAACCTTGCTTCAGGAGATACTTGGTAAAATAATATAACCGTGAGTGGGGTGTAATGACCCCACTCTCTTACAAGGGGAATTAATTATGGCTTTAGTAACAACTTTTGACGGCGGAAGAAA